ATACATAGCGATATGCCGCGCATGTACAAACTCTGCTGGCCTACGACCTGACAGCAACTCATTCCTAGTAATGCCAGTCACCGTGCATGTAGCGCGTATAATGCGCTCCATCGGCGGCAAGCAGTGAGGCTTTGGTGCCTCAATCTCAGAGGCTGTCAAAGTCCTCGCCGTAGTCGTGCCGAACCACTTTTTCAATATTTTCCCGAAAACATTCATGTCCACAAAACTCCTTTTTTGCCCCGTTCACAATGCCGGGGTCTATGTTCCAATCAAATCCCTTGCCACAAAAGCTGCATGTACCCGGCCTGACCGTGCGTTTCACCGTTACTGTTTTGGTGCGTTTCTTACCCGGCCACATATCCAGAACCATTCATACTGCTTTTGTCGCGCATTTTCTGTGTAAGCATCAACAGTATCTCCGTTGACAGCTTCATCATTTCATCCTTGTCCATCGTCACCCGATAGACCTCATCATCCGTCTGGACAATGAGGCCATCAGTTACAACAGTGATCTTAAAAGGGGATGCTGTCATTTAATGGCTCATTATTGGCACCATTTTGCTGCGGTGCCGCACGACGTGACCCATCGTCCTCTTCAACCACGAAGGACAGAAAATCAGTGCCTTTTTGGCTAGTTTTTTGCCAAGCAGATACCCTGTATTTCGTACCCTCGATTTCAAGATTACCTGTCATGTCAGGACGCTTTGGGTTGTCGCCCTTGTCATTCGGGAACAGTACGCCCCGCATATTGTTGTCGTAATCAGCCATTAGCTGCTAACTCCTTTTTTTCTATTTGTCTTTTTCGATTTGTAAAAATTTGACGCTGTTCTTGCGTCCACTCTGAAGACAGCTTCCGATTGTAAATTTTCTTTAGACTTTCCATATCGGGAGCCATTGCTGTCTCTTCTTCTAAAGAAAGAGGAGACGCAATCTTTTTGGGCATTTGTACCCCACCGCCGCTAGAGGTATTCTCATCACAAGTTTCGGAAGTGTTTGACGATGGGGTACGCCCCGCTGCTGGCTTGCGTGGAAGGCTGCTCCCACCACCAGCATCAGACGTTGCTGGCAAATCCTCGCCAGCGTAAATGTAGCAACCAAGACCCAGCAAGGCGATTGCCTTGACCATACAGCGTTGCAGTGAGGCATTGACCTCAAAGCTGTTCGGGTTCTTGATTGGACGATTAGCGTGATTCAGTACAGGCATAATCTCTGTAGCTGATTCCAGTGGGGTGACAGCACTTGCGTTACCCTCTGGCATAATCTTGACCGTAACAGTCACATATGCGTGACCGTCTGCATCCAGCATGTACGGCAGTTGGTTGCCGTTCACTTGGAACAGATGCTTTGTTACCTGTGCTGTCGGGTAGTGCTGCTTGAGAATAGTCCAAGCCCACGCCCACGACAGGTAGGTAAAACCGTTTTTCTTTTCGACATGCTTTGAGCAATCAATCTTGCTCAGTGTTTCCCATACATTACTCATTTGACACTCCAATCTACGCCACGGCGTGTAGTAAAGCAGAAATAGTTATCAGGATTTTGCTTGAACGTAGTCGTAGTCTTTGCAACGTGACATTCAGAGATAGTGTCAAATGTACCAATGACATCCACCTTTGCATCCTCAAAGCCAGTCAGAGTGACCATTATCAATAGATATTTAGACATTGCTCCATAACTCCTTTGCATCATTTACGAATTGATGTCCCCAATAGAATGGATGATTGAAGTCTGGCTCCATCAAACCAGCCAGCACCTTTGGATCGGTGCTTACTGCCAACAAGTTCTGCCGGGTAATAGCCTTACGCCGGATCTCCTCAATGGCAAAATTCAGAACGTCCTCTGACATTTTTTCGCAGTTATCTGAGTTGTAGATAACGCCATCAGTAGACGATACATACGCAATGTTAGGCGTTGCGCCTGTGGCCTTCCAATACACAGCGGCTTGCATAATATGCTCCCACGCTGGTTCCTTTGGCAGTGAAGCCTTAGTCCAGCTTCTAGTGCCATCCTTCTTGACCTGACCCTGCCGGGGTGCCTTGGTCTTAATCTCTGCCAGTGAACCGTCCTTAAACAAATCGACATAGCCCATAATAGGCACCAGCACACCGTCCAGCATCAGTTCGATCTTGCGCTCTTCTTGAGCGCCAGCAAACAAGGGAGATAATAGGTCGATGCCGACACTGGCGGCGGCTGGTATCAGTTCACGAAACTTGTCACGTTTTTCTTGTGAGAAGTTTGCAGGGTGAAAGTCATAACCTGTTGTAGATTCCTCAACAGCCTCATCAATGTCCTGACCGTGGCACACGACAGCCTGTATGACTGTATGCACGGCAGTACCGAAAGCTGCGTTCTCACCGACGATTATCTCGCGGCGTTTCTCTTTTGCTAGGTAAACATATTCAAACATCCAGTTCGCCAATGGACGATTTAACTGGCTTGGTGAGAAATGGTAGACACCTACCGATTTCATTTTTTCTAATAAATCCATTTGTAACTCCCTTGGCCGTATTGGCTTGATACCCTTTGTTACGAAATAGTATTTGACCTGTCAACAATAATTTTATACAGATTGACATAATGTTAATTTATATTTGTAGGAGAACCAAGTGAAACTGGCAGAATATATGATGATGCGGGGCATTACACAGTCTGAACTAGCAAGGACTATGAATGTCACAAGGGCGTCAGTGAATAACTGGATTTATCATCGGACACCACCATCAGGGCAAAAGATGATGGAGTTGTATAAGTGGTCAGGCGGCAAGGTCGGGCTGAAAGATTGGTGCGGAGATTTTGATGTTTAAAAAACCATCTATTCTTTATAAGAACCAGTTTAATCACACGATTGACCACGCGACTGAGTTTGAAAAGCTGAGACTATTGAATATGGGTTGCCCGAACTTTGAGGATGACCCGGCGGCATCAGGTGATGCTGACAAGCACGGTCAGTACAGTAAGCGGTCATTGGCTGAAGGACAGCTAATGGGCGGCGTTGATATGGGTGATTTTCGCGGCAATGGGGAGAAGGTCAAATGACTAACGGACGCCGGAAGGGTGCCAATTTTGAACGCGAACTGGCACGAATGTGTATGGACGAACTGGGTATTGACGATGTGAAAAGAGATATCGAGCAATACAGAGCCGCAGACCACGGCGACTTGATTGGCATTGACGGATGGACTGTCGAAGCCAAGCGGTATGCTCACGGCGTTACACACAAAGATGAGTGGTGGTCACAGGTTGAACGTGCCAGTGACGCATCCGGTACTGAGCCTGTGCTTATCTACAAATATGACCGACAGCCGATTCGATGTGTCGTGCGACTGTCTAGCATTAACGCTGACTATGCTGGCAAGGATGACCTTGCAACGATCAGCTTTGAAACGTGGTGCATGTTGGTCAGGGAAAGCTGGGCGTAATGGATAGCAACATAGAAGCTGGATTTCGTATTGTCGGTGCAAATATGCGCGGCGATAGGCAAAAGGATGATTTCTATGCCACACCGTCTGAAGCCACCCTTGCGCTGTTAGACAAGGAAAAGTTCTATGGCGATATATACGAGCCGTGTTGCGGTCAGGGTCATATCAGCAAGGTGCTGATAGATGAGGGTTTCGATGTTGAATCAACTGACTTGGTTGACCGTGGTTACGGTACGCCCGGCATCGACTTCCTAATGGAAACGCAACAGCGCACCAACATCATCACGAACCCACCATATGGGAAACTGGCATTGCCGATGGCGCAACACTGCCAGAACATTGCCACCAGCAAGACAGCATTGTTATTGAAACTTAGCTTTCTGGAAGGCTTGCAACGGAAAAAGTTTTTCCTAGAGAACCCGCCGATTCGCGTATGGGTATTCTCAAAGCGAATGAACCTGATGAAAGACGGACAGCAGTATAAAAACGGCGGCATGATGGCGTTAGCTTGGTTTGTCTGGAAGACAGGTTACAAAGGGTCAACGACTGTGGGGTGGATATAATGCCATACACAAGGGAAGAACGCCGGGAAATACAACGGCGGTCAA